TTATTACAACTAAATTCCTTGCTTAAATTCAACAAATATGATACTTGTAGACAAGTACCACAATACTACCTTAATTACAATATATTTAATTACTTTAATTACAATTATTCTATTGTTATTAAGGCATAGAAATGGTAGAATGTTATTGAGATAAGAATAAATACAAAAGAACACCGGCAATGAATAGATCCCTGGCAAACCAGGAATAAAGAACATGATTAAGATAGGATAGATTCAAACAAGGTAGGTCGACCCCCTTTTGCTACACATCATTATTATAATAGTCCCATTCATATTCTTTTGGGGGAAATGAATGTACCTTAACAACACTACCAAAACATTACTAGTTTGCCATCTACTCTGACAATATGCCCCTGTAAAGTAATCCTGTACTCATTAGGCTTATAATCTTTGAAGTTGGCGATTCTGTGTAAGTCATTACCTTTATGCAATATCATTTGACCTACCTCGTAAGCATGATAGCTTTCCCTTGATTCCATGCCACCGCCACCAGAGGGGAGTTGTATGGGCAAAGTAAAAGCCCAAGTATCTTCATGCCCAAGGTTTAAAGTTAGATGGGGGGTGTCTATATGCCAATTACCGGCAACGGACAATAGTTTAGGATCTGAGGGGAATATATGAAACCCTGGCAAAGCTAGGTCTGTGTTAAAACCGACAGGTTCTTTAAATTCGGACTCAAAAATAGATTGGATTTCGATATACAAAGGCCCAAACTGTTTAATTAATATTTTATTTAACTCTTTAGCCCTATCAGTATAGGTATTGCCGTCCAGATAAGCTGCTTTACCTATTGTAAAAAAAGGAATGTCATTTGATCTTGATTCCCATAAGTCTTTTACTTCTAGCACTTTATCGCTAACCAATCTCATAGATAAAGCGACAGGCAGTCTTTTTAGCTTCATTTAGGTCATTACACTACATCTTGTGAATTTTATCAATATAAACACAAGGGGTTGTGTTTGTTAAAAAAAAATTATAAAATTTGAAGTGGGCGTGTATGCCTAAAATCATGAGCCAAAAACAGATACAAAAAATCCTGTCTACCTTAAAGAAAAGACACGAAGAATTTAGATTAAATTATTACCAGCCTTACGGCTTCCAAAAAAGATTTCACAAAACAGGCAGCGAAGCCAATCAAAGATTATTGATGGCGGCTAACCGAGTGGGAAAATCCTATGTGGGTGCTATGGAAATGGCAATCCATCTAACAGGTTTATACCCTGATTGGTGGGAAGGTAAACGATTTAGTAAGCCCATTAGGGCATGGGTCTGTGGCGCATCTAATGAAACCACACGAGATATCTGTCAAAAAGAATTATTTGGGCAACCTGACAACCCCAGAGATGTAGGCAAGGGATCTATCCCCAATCATCTCATTGGCGAAACCACAAGAAAACCAGGAGTGCCAAACGCACATACATCGGTTCTTGTAAAACACAGCACAGGTGGGTGGTCTAGGGTTGCCTTTAAAGCTTACGAACAAGGGGCAGAAAAATTTATGGGGGAGAGTTTAGACCTTATTTGGCTCGATGAAGAACCGCCCCAAGACATTTATTCGCAATGTATAACCAGGACTTTAGATAAAAAGGGATTGGTTTATCTTACCTTTACACCAGAATCAGGCATGACAGAGGTGGTGCAGAACTTTACTTCTGACCTAAGACCTTCACAAGCATTAGTTACGGCAGGTTGGGAAGACGCAGAACACTTAACCGAGGACATGAAAGAACAGATTTTAGCTGCGCTTCCTTCACACGAAAGGGAGATGAGGTCAAAAGGCATACCCATGATAGGCTCTGGGCTAGTCTTTCCAATAGATGAGGATAGCTTATCTGTTGAGCCTTTTACTATTCCGCCACATTATGCACGAATAGCAGCGATAGATTTTGGCTACGATCACCCTACAGCCGTAGTTTGGTTAGCCTGGGATAGAGATGAAGACATTGTTTATGTCTATGACTGTTATCGAATGGCTAAACAGATACCTAGTTATCATGGATCACACATCAATGAACGAGATGGATCTGATTGGATTCCTGTTGTATGGCCACACGATGGCTACCAACACGACAAAGGCTCAGGTGTTACTCTAGCCGAGCAATACAGAGATGCTTATGTCAATATGTTGCCGTTTCACTTTGAAAATCCTCCTGCATTAGGGCAGAAAAAGGGTGGAAATAGTGTAGAAACAGGACTTATGGAGATGTTAGACCGAATGGAGTCTGGTAGATTTAAAGTATTTAATACCCTTTATGATTGGTTTGAGGAGTATCGTATGTATCATCGTAAAGATGGAAAACTGGTCAAACTTAAAGATGACTTAATGTCGGCTACAAGATATGCTGCATTGAGCTTAAGACATTCAACAACTAAAAATTCACGCTGGGAATCCAAGGGTAGATTAGGCCCTGATGTCGCAGTCGTATAGGAGATAAATATGGCAGGGCCACTAATACCACTAATAAGTATGTCGATAGCAGCCCTTAGAGCGTTAGGAACTAAAGCAGCTAGGAAAGAATTAGATCGTAGAGTTAAGAAAGGTTTTGTTAAAGAAGGCAAACCCTCAGTAGTTACTGGAAACGAATCTGTGTTTAAGAATCAGATATTAAAAAAATCTGTTGAAAAAAGCAATCAAGAAGGAATAAGAAAGCTCAAAGCTGATGCAGCCAAAAGCTTAAAGACTAAATCTCCTAACTCCATGATGAATGATTCAAAAAAAATGTTTGATGCTGTTCTTCAGGGAATACCTAAAGCTGAAAGGGATCGTGCAAGAAAAAGACTTTTAATTAAAACCAAAACAAAAAGAATAGAATTAGAAGCTAAAAAATCAGCAGCACAAAAATTAAAAGATAAATTTAATAAGGATAAATAATGGCTAAAAAAATGACTAATGACGATTTAACTTCACATTTAAGTAGTGAAATAGAATCTGCTTCAGGAAACTTTAACACCGAGCTTTCAGAACAAAGAGAACAAGCCATGAAATATTATCTTGGCGAGAAGTTTGGTAATGAGATTGATGGTAGATCAGAAATTGTTACAACTGATGTAAGAGATACTATCGAATACATAATGCCAAGCCTTATGCGTATATTTACAACCCATAACAATGTAGCTGAATTTGATCCACAAGGCCCGGAAGATGTCGAAATGGCACAACAAGCTACTGATTATGTAAACTATGTCTTTAACAAGCAAAATAACGGCTTTAAGGTGCTATACGATGCTTTTAAAGATGCTTTAATATCTAAGACAGGCGTTATCAAGCATTTTTGGGAAGAAAAAACTATTGTCACTACTGAAAACTACAGCAATTTAACAGAAATTGAATATCAATCTATATTAGCAAATGATGATTTAGAAGTTATAGAACATACAGCAGTAATTACAGAAAAAGCACAAGTAGACGATTATGGAACTCAAATTTCACCTGAAATGGCAGAGCATGATGTAAAAGTTAAAAGAACTAAGGTGGACGGCCAAGTAAGAGTCTTATCTGTGCCGCCAGAAGAATTTTTAATATCAAGAAGGGCAACTTCTATCGAAGACGCTAGTTTTGTGTGTCATAGGGTAAAAAAATCAGTATCTGATCTAATTTTGGAAGGGTATTCTAAAGAATTAGTAGAGGATCTTCCTACTTATACGCAAAACAACGCAGAATATAACGAAGAAAGACAAGCTAGGTTCAGCTATGACGAAGATTCTTCTCCTTCTCAAGATGAAGGCAAAGGCCCATCAAGAAAAGTTTGGTTAGAAGAATGTTATACACACATTGATTTCGATGGTGATGGCATAGCAGAGTTGAGAAAAATTACTAAGGGCGGAAATATAATATTGGATAATCAGGAAATTGACGAAATTCCTTTTTCCACAATTTGTCCACTACCAATACCTCATAAGTTCCATGGCATGAGTATTGCTGATACAGTCCAGGACATACAGCTTATTAAATCTACTATTATGAGAAATCTTCTTGATAATATGTATTTAACTAACAACGCAAGATACGCTGTTCTTGCCGGTCAAGTAGAATTAGATGATTTATTGTCGTCCAAACCAGGTGGAATTGTCAGAATGAGAGCGCCAGGGGCTGTTACAGCACTACCTACGCCACAGATACAACCTTATGCGTTTCAAATGGTACAATACCTAGACGGCATCAGAGAAGAAAGATCAGGTGTATCTAAGATGACACAAGGATTAAACCCTGATGTATTAACATCTCATGTAACTTCAGGCGCAATATCAGCAGCAACCGAGTCTTCTATGCAAAGAATTGAGCTTATTGCTCGTATGTTTGCAGAAACAGGCATTAAAGATTTATTCAGAAACATTTATTCTTTGGTACAAAGGTACGAGGATAGAGAAAAAGTAGCTTATCTTAATGGTAAATTTGTACCCATAGATGTATCTCGTTGGAAAGAAAAACTAAATTGTACTGTAAATGTAGGTGTTGGGTCAGGTTCTCAGCAAAGTAAAACTCAGACTATGGGTTCTATTATGCAGATAATACAAGGTCTAATACAAAATGGTGGAATGGGATCATTAGTTACTACCGAAAACATTTATAATGCGGTGAGTGAGTTTATAGCTCAATCAGGATATAAAAACGCAGATCAATTTATATCTAATCCAGCAATGATGCCGCCTAAACCACCAGCAGAACCTACTATTGATGAACAGGTAGCTCAACAAAAAGCACAAGTAGAATTACAAAAATTACAATTACAGGCTCAAGAGTTGCAAATAGATACTCAAATAAAAGCTCAAGAACTTCAACTTAAACAAGAAGAATCTCAAATAAATATGGCTTTGAAAATACAAGAATTAAAGCTCAAAAAATCACAACTTGAGTTAAATGAACAAGAACTTGCACTAGAAGCTGTGCAAAACAGACCTGTCGGAATAGGGCCAAGCTAATGACATATCCAACACATTCAGGATATCCAAAGATTCAAAGGACAAAGTTAGTCCGCAAAAAAATTAAACTTTTAAAAAAAGAAGGTACGCCACAGAAACAATCGGTAGCAATAGCTTTGAATACTTACCCTAAAAGAAAGAAGTTGCCACTAGCATGAAAGATTTAAACGAATTAAATATAGAAATAGAGTTAATTAAAAAAGATATTAATGATATAAAAAACAATCATTTACAACACATTGAAAGAGATATGAGAGATGTAAAGATTGAGGTTTTTAGATTTAAATATGTTGTTTGGGGAGCTTTAGTTATATTTATATTAATGACAGATAAATTTACAGAACTATTGAGGTTATTATAATGTACGGCAAAAAAACAAAGAAAAGTAAAAGTAAAAACAAAAAGAAAGGCAAATGTTAACTAAAAGACAAAAGGCTACTCTTACGAAACATAAAGTACACCATACTGCAAAGCATATGACTTTTATGCGCAAAGAGATGAACAAAGGTAAAACTTTTACACAGGCACATAAACTAGCAATGAAAAAAGTAGGAAAATAACTTGTCCAAGCTTGATGTAAAGTCAGAAATAACAAAAACAGAATTACAACAACTTATGTTGAAATATCGCATTTCAGTAAATGAGTTACACTTGAAGACATCTATTCCTAAGAATGATATTCATGGGTATCTCGCTGGGAGAAAAACTATAACCACTTATATAGTGGATAGAATCAACCAAATAGGAGCAGACAATGGCAGATAAAGAAAGCGCAATAAAAGAAGGACAAGAAGCAGAGAGATTATTAACAAATCCTCTTTTAATAAAATCTTATGAAGTTATCCAAAACGATACTTTTCAACAATGGATAAGAACTGATATAGGTGAAACTGACAAAAGAGAATCCCTGTATCATTCAATAAGAGGAGTTTTGACAGCTCAAAATGTTCTTGTTAATACTATGGAAAATGGAAAGATAGTCGAAAAAGAATTAAAGGGAGGTAAATAATCATGGCAAAAGATGATATCCCTATACAAGAATCCACTAATGGTGGTGTGCCTGTAACTGATGTAAGATCAGCACAAGCAGCACTTCAAGGTATGATGAGTACTCCAAATGAGGAGCAAAACACAGAAGACCAAGAAGAAACAGAAACAACGGAAGAAGTTTCTGCACAGGACATGGAGTCCGAATCAGTTGAAGTTGAAGCAGAAAATCCTGATGGATTAACTGC